AAACAAACGAGTAATGGATGGTGTTGAGGTTGTGCTTACAACTGTGGGGAATGTGTTTTCTCAAATAACTAATGCCATAGTAAATACTTATGATGCAGTTGCTAAATCAAGCGAGAACTTTGATGCTCTAATGACCGTTGTAAGCGATTTAATGACGATTGGTTTAGCGCCTTTAAAACTTGCTTTCTATAATATAGTATTGGCAGCAGAGGCTGTGAAACTGGCTTACGAAAAAATGTTTGGTGATGATGAGTCTATTAAAGAAGCTGAAGAGAATCTTAAAGCAACAGGGCTAATAATAAGAGATATTCTTACGGATGTTATTGATGCAGGGGTTTCTATCGGTAAGAACATCGGAGAGGCTATTGATGAGGTTACAAACATAGCTACTATTGCAAGTAAAGAGTTTAGCCAAATAAGTATTAAAAATGCTAAAGCACAAGCCGATAATTATAAAGCAGCTAAAGATGCTGCAATACTGGCACAGGCAGAATCATCTGCATTAAGAGCAGCTTATGAACTTGAAGCAGCAGAACTAAAAAAAATACGTGACAATGTAAATTTAAGTTTAGAAGAAAGAATAAAAGCCAATAATGATTTAGCAGTAACTTCAGCATTAGTTGAGGAACAAATGAAACGCCAAGCACAGTTGGCAATTAACCTTGCTGCCCTTGAAGTACAAAGAAATAATAGTAGTGAAAATCAAGCAGCATTAATACAAGCTAATGCAGATTTAAAAGCTGTTGAAGCAGATATTGCAGGTAAAACAGAGGAGATTGAAACCAATAGAGTAGGTTTATTAAATGAGCAAAATGCTTTATTGCAAACTCAAATAGATGGAGAAAGAGAACGTAATTTAGTAAAGGCAGAGTTTGAAGCTGAACAAGAAGAAGACCCATTAGTAAAATTAGAATTACAAAGAGTAGCATTAGAAAATGAAAATCTAATGATATTAGAGGACATTGAAGCAAAAAGAGAAATATATGCTTTAGGTACTCAAATGAGAGTAGATGCTGAAGAAAACTTTAAGAATGAAAAATTAAGAATTGATAATGAGATAGCAAATAATACAAGGACAGTAGCTGAAACTGAGGATAAAATAAATGAAGATGCAAATAATAAAAAAATAGAAGACGAAATATCAGTAAAAAATGCTAAAATCCAGATTGCACGACAAGCACTTAATATATTAGGAATGTTGGCTAAAGAGGGTAGTGATTTAGCAAAAGGTGTTGCTGTTGCGCAAGCTACAATGAACACTTATTTAGGTGTTACATCAGCTTTATCAGCACCATCAACAGTACCTGAACCATTTGGCACAATTCTTAAATTTGCTAATGCTGCTGCTATTGGGGTTGCAGGTTTTATAAACGTAAAAAAGATAATAGCAACAAAGCCTGTTGAAAAAACAGCCCCCGTAGGAGGAGGTGTTGGACCATCTGCTCCATCTGCTCCTACCCCTCCATCATTTAATGTAGTTGGCTCAAGTGATACAAATCAATTAGCAGATGCAATAGGAATGCAAGAGCAACAACCAGTACAGGCATTTGTAGTTTCAGGTGAAGTTAGTACTGCTCAAGAATTAGATAGAAACATAGTGAGTGATGCTTCGATAGGATAAATACAAATTTAAAAATTAAATACGTTATATAGTTATGAAAATAATAGAACTAATATTAGATGAGGAGCAAGATGAAATTGGAGTAGATGCAATATCAATTGTAGAAAGTCCAGCTATTGAATCTGACTTTGTTGCTTTAAAGAATGAAGAAATAAAACTTGCAGAAGTAGATAAAGATAAACGAATATTAATGGGCGCATTATTAATACCTAATAAACCTATTTACAGAAATGGTGAAGAAGGAGAATATTATATTTATTTTTCAAAAGAAACAATAGTAAAAGCATCACAAATGTTTCTACAAAACGGAAACCAAAGCAATTCAACATTAGAGCATAATAAAGTACTTGATGGATTGACATTAGTTGAAAGTTGGATAGTAGAAAGTGAGCAAGATAAATCAAGGCACTATGGTTTAAATGTACCAGTAGGAACTTGGATGGGTTCAGTAAAAGTTAACAATTCTAAAATATGGAAAGATTATGTCAAGACAAACAAAGTTAAAGGATTCAGTATCGAAGGATATTTCGCAGACAAGATGGAGCAAACTAAAAAGTTGGCTAAAGAAGATATGGAAGCGGATATTCTCCTAAACCAAATTAAACAAATTTTAAAATAAATAAATATGAAAAGTAGATTAGAAAAAGTATATAGCAAACTACCAAAAACAGAATTAGCAACACAAAAGATTGAATTAGGTGTAGCAGATGATATTGCAAAAATGCAATCAACATTACAAAAATCAATGTCTGATGCAGATAGTAAATTAAAAGAATTTAAAGATGTTAAAGATGAATTTGCAAAAGCAGAAACAAAAGCATTAAAGGTTCGTGCAACTGCCTCTAAAGTATCTGGGGGGTATGATAAAATAATTTCATCTGCACAAAAAGTATTAGACAAAGCAGAAAAGGCTGCAAAAGATTTAGGCGTTTCACCAGCAGGTATAGCAGGGTTTAATTCTTTAGAAGATTTAGCAGTTGGTTTAGATGACAAAAGAGATGATGTTTTAAATTTTGATTTTAATTTAGGTCAATAGTAAATGCAAAGAAACAACAAAAATAAAACTTTCATACCAAGTAGAACATCACCTACTGGTAGTGGTCGGGCTTGTTTATGTTGGGATACCAATAAGTATTCAATAGAGTGTTGTGATGGCTCTATGCAAGCACAGGGCATTGGTGTAATAACAAGAACAGAGTAGACACTTTAAAACCTAAAATGCAAATTTTAATTAATTAATCGTTATATATAATATGAAACAAAGTGAAATGTTAAATCAAATCAAAACACTTCTAAATATCGAGGTAAAACTTGAGGATATGAAGTTGGAAAATGGAACGGTTGTAACTGCCGAATCCTTTGAAAAGGGAAAAGAACTATTTATTGTCACAGATGATGAGAAAGTAGCAATGCCAGTTGGAGAGTATATACTTGAAGATGGTAGATTATTAGTTGTATCTGAAGAAGGTATAATTGATGACGTTAGAGACGTATCAGACGAAGTGCCTGAAAAAGAAACTACTGAGGATTTAGAAGAAAAAGAAGAAGTAGTTGAAGAAGAAAAAGAAATGGCAGAAGTTGGTGATTGGGAAGGAATGGAAAAAAGAATCCAAAACCTTGAAGATGCTATTGCTGATTTAAAAGGAGAAGTAAAAGCTGAAGATATTCAAGAAGAAGAAATGTCTAATGATGTTCAAGCACCTTTAAAATCAAGAACAGTAAAAGAAGAATTTTCTGAAGAAGTTTCAGAAGCATCTGCAAAACCGATTAAGCATAATCCTGAAGCAGTAACACCACAAAAAAAACAAGTACAATTTGCAAAAGGCAAATACAACACAACTTTAGATAGAGTATTAAACAAATTAAACAAATAAAAAAATGAGTAATTCAAGAAACGTAAAATTAGCAACTGCTGTAAATATCACTACAACATACGCTGGGGAATTTGCAGGTGAGTATATTGCTGCTGCACTTCTTTCTGCATCTACTATCGATGATGGTGGATTAACTGTAAAGGCAAACATTGCTTTTAAAGAAGTAATTAAAAAATTATCAACTGGTGCTTTAGTAACAGCAGCAGGATGTGATTTTGCACCAAACAGTTCAGTAACATTAACTGAAAGAGTAATTGAGCCAGTTGAGTTGCAAGTTAACCTACAATTATGTAAGTACGATTTTGTAAACGACTGGGAGGCTCAATCAATGGGTTACGGATTAGGACAAACATTACCACCTAAATTTGCTGACTTTATGATTGCTCACGTAGCAGCAGAGGTTGCACAGAACACAGAATTTTGTATTTGGCAAGGTGATACTGCAGCTGGAACAAACAATTCTTTTGATGGATTTGAAAAACTAATTGCAGCTTCAGCAGTAGCGGGAGATATTCCAGCAGGACAAGTAATTGCAGGAGCAGCTTTAACAGCAGCAAATATTATAGAAAAATTATCAGATGTAGTTGCGGTTATACCAGCGGCTTTATATGGTAAAGAAGATTTATTCCTTTATATTGGTTCAAAAGCAGCTAAACTATATGTGCAAGCATTAGGAGGATTTGCAGCAAATGGATTAGGAGCAAATGGTGTAAGTAATATGGGGACACAATGGTGGAACAACGGTTCACTAACTGTTAACGGTGTTAAAATATTTGTATGCCCGGGAATGTCAGATGACAAAATGTATGCTGCACAACGTTCAAACTTATACTTCGGAACTGGATTATTAAATTCAACACAAGAAGTTAAGGTTTTAGATATGGCAGACTTAGATGCTTCAAACAATGTTAGAATGGTAATGAGATTTACTTCAGCAGTACAATTTGGTATTGCTTCTGACTTAGTTCAATACGCTTAAAATTAATAATTAATCAATAGAAAGGGTAAGTGGTTTATCTGCTTACCTTTTTTTTTAAAAACATAAAAAAACGATGGCTTGTACATTAACGACTGGGAGAAAAATCCCTTGTAAAAGTGCCTTTGGGGGCATAAAGAAAGTTTACTTCGCAGACTTTGGGGAACTTACTGGTGTAACAGTAGATGCTTCAACTGGTGAAGCTACCGTAACTGGTTCTCCAACTTGGTACGAATACGATGTAAAAGGTGCATCTTCTTTAGAAACTACTGTAACAAGTTCAAGAGAAAATGGAACAACTTTTTACACTCAAACTTTAAACCTTACATTAACTTATTTAGATGCTTTAACGCAAAATCAATTACAGATTCTTGCAGTAGGTAGACCATACGCAGTTGTAGAGGATTATTATGGAAATAGCTTCTTATGTGGATTTGAAAATGGGATGGAATGCACAGGAGGCACAGTAGTAACTGGAGCAGCTGCTGGCGATTTAAGCGGATTTACTTTAACGTTCGAAGGAATGGAAGAAACTGCACCTTATTTCTTAGCTTCAGCGGTTACTGGAGATGCAGCACAGATTGACCCAACTGCATAATATATTTATTTAGTTAGAAATTAGAGCATCCTTTACGGGGTGCTTTTTTTTTGCTTATTTATTTTTATCTATTTTTATCTATTTCACAAAATAATAGTTTTATTACGTTATATAGGTAATGATTATATTAAAGACATTAACAACTGCTCAAGCACTTTCTGTAATACCAAGAGATTACCTTAGTACCTTTACAATGGACGTTAGAGATGACAGCACCAATGTAACGGTTGGTTATGGAATTACCAATGCAGTAACATCAGGTAACTACTTAAATTTTAATAATACTTTTAATCCAGTATTAGTTGAAAATCATTTTTACGATTTATATTTATATGTAGATTACAACTATTGGAATAGTAATAATAGTTTTTGGAATTTATATGATATATTTTGGCAAACTGATTCAGATTATAAAGAGGATGTTTACAGAGATAAAATATTCTGTACCAACCAAGATATTGACCAATTAAATGATAATGACCATTACCAATTAAATAAAGGTCAATTTACAACCTATAATGGTTTTGATAATACGTATATTGTAATATGAAAAGACAAAGAAATAGTAAAGGACAATTTAAAAGTGCATCTAAAGTTTCAGAATTTGGTTTTGTTAACTTGAGTACTTACACAAGTCCTGAAATAAAAGAAGTAAATGGTAAAGATTGGATTGAATATGGTGCTGATAATAACTACTTTCAGTTCCTTATAGATAGATACAATGGAAGCCCTACTAATAATGCTGCTATTAATGGCATTAGTCAAGCTATTTATGGAAAAGGATTAAATGCTACAAATTCAAGTAGTAAGCCAAATGAATATGCTCAAATGGTATCTTTATTTAAAAAGGATGTAGTTAGAAGATTATGTTATGATTTAAAACTGATGGGACAATGTGCTTTTCAAGTTATATATAACAAAGATAGAAGCAAGATTGTTCAATTAGAGCATATGCCTATTGAAACATTACGTGCAGAGAAATGTGATGATGATGGAGAAATACCTGCTTACTACTATTTTAATGATTGGGCAAACATAAAAAGAACAGATACACCTTTAAGAATACCAGCGTATGGTATGTCAAAAGAAAATATAGAAATATACTATGTGAAACCTTACAAGGCAGGTTTTTACTACTATTCTCCTGTGGATTATCAAGGTGGGCTTCAGTACGCTGAATTAGAAGAAGAAGTTTCGAACTACCACCTCAACAATATAATGAATGGATTATCTCCATCGATGTTAAT